AGCGCTTTTTTTGACCCGCAGGCTATTGAGGACGCGGTTGAGCCGGGGCTACCAATGCCAAGGGTTGCGTCCGAAGGTGAGTGGATAACCGCGGGAGCTGACTTTGGGTTTCGTCGAGACAGTAGTGCTATTGTTGTGTGTCATCGGTCAAAAGACGGTGCGATTTATAGAGTGGCCGACATGCTAGAGCTAAAGCCGTCTAAGAACATGCCGCTAAAGCCGAGCGAGACAGTGAGGTCATTTGCGTCTGTGTTGAAGAGACATGAGCTGTCAAGTGTCATGGCAGACGGTCATTACCGAGAGGCTATTAGCGAGCATTTGATAGACCAGGGGATGGGCCTGATTGATAGCCCGGCGGGTTCTATTGGAAACACCAAAGTGTACGTGAACGCGCGGATGCTTTTTCATCAGGGTCGCGTAAGAATTCCAGACAACGAACAGATTCGTCGGGATTTGATTGAGATTCAGCACAGGCCAACGGCGAGCGGGGCGATTCGAATTATTCTTCCTAGAAGGCAGGGCGGGGGTCACGCGGACCTTGTTAGCGCTTTGGTTCTTGCGCTTTGGCAAAAAGGCGGTCGCCGAGTTCCGCATGCGCGGAAGGCAAACAAGGGCTGGACGTTAGAAGAACTTGACACGGTGGCCGCCTATGAAAGAGAATTGCGCGGAAAACAGCTTGTCGAATTTACGGAGCGGCAATGGATAACAGAGGACAACTCGAACAAATTGCTGAACTAATTGACATGCTTAACAAGAGGGGGATTAAGCACGTAAAGCTTGAGGGCTTCGCGGGTCTTAGTTCTCTTGAGATGCAGTTAGGCACAAAGCCCTCGACCAGCCCGGTGGTTACTGACTTTTCTAAAAACTCAGAGTCATACGATGCTGATCTTCAATATGCTGCAACAGGGTTTGTCCCTATTCAACTCAGCGAGATTAGAAAAGAATGAAGCTCAAAATCGACATGGTTATTTTTCGGTCCTTTATCTCAAAGCCGGGTACTCCGGACCAAACCACGCGCTCGCTTGACAGCGCGACTGTTGGTGAGATGGTTTTTGAGGACGGCCTTCTTTATGTAAATTCGGACAGCGGTAAAACGGTGTACCCCGAAGCAAACATCGCGAGCATGGTTGTGGCCGTGGCGGCTGCGCCGAAGACCCGAAAGAAGAAGGCAGATGAATCAAAGGCCGTATCAGGATAGTTGGTGGTGGCTTGAGGACGACGACGACGACCTTGCAACCAAGTGCTTCGATGAGGCAGACCGCGTTAGCGAGAACACCCTCGACCGTCAGCAGCAAATTCTGGAAAGCTCTGCGCTTTACGGGGATTTGGCGGCGTGGCCCGGGATGGCGGGAGTGGAGCGCATTCTTCCTATGTCGCGCCGCATCAGCCACAACGTCATCGCGACCGCTACAGATGCACTCGTCTCTGAGGTTACCCAAACAAAGCCTCGTCCAATGGCTGTCACGGTCGGGGGCGATTTTACCCACCAGGTCCGAGCCAGGAAATTAACCGAATACTGGGATGCCAAGTTTACGCAGCTAGACGTCTATGATATTGGGCGCCAAGCGGTTAGGGACAGTATTATTTCTGGCCTTGGCATTATTCGGGCTTACCGAAAACGTCCAGGAAGCAAAGACGATTCTGTTGGCGTAGAGAGGATTTGGCCCGGTAGCTTTATTATTGACGACCGCGGCGCAATCGACGTGCATCCACGCTCTTGTTTTATACGAAGAGCGATTGACCGCAGTTACCTAGAGAAGCTTTATCCAGAAAAAGCAGACGCCATTGAGCGCGCAAGAAGGCCGCAGCAGCGCTACGGCTTTATGCTGTCAATTAACCGGGAGGACTTGGTGGAAGTCCTGGAGGGCTGGCACCTTCCAAGTGCTCCGGGAGCGGGCGACGGCAAGCACGTCATCTCTATTTCAACAACGGCTCTTCATCAAGAAGAATATGAAAACGACACGTTCCCGTTGGCGTTTTGTCGAGCAGTTGCTCCCCAGCGGGGCTTTTGGGGAGAGTCTATTGTTCGACGGGCAGCCACAGCTCAATTTGAGCTTAATAAGCTTCTACGAAGAGTCCAGGAGTCAATGCACCTTCACGCGGTTCCGCGTGTTTTTGTCAACAGGGGCTCCGGCATTGTAAAGCCTCATTTTACCAACGACCTTGGTATTCTTATTGAGTACGACGGCGCTCCTCCCATGTTTATGACTCCGCAGTCGATGGGCTCTGACGTGTACGCGCACATCGACCGCCTCGAAAACTGGATTTATAAAGAGATGGGCATTTCGCAGCTTTCGGCTTCGTCTCTAAAGCCCGCCGGTCTTAATTCAGGCCGCGCCCTTCGCGTCTACAACGACACGCAAAGCCGAAGGTTTATCAACCTTGAGCGAAGCTACGAAAAGATGCACTGTGACCTTGCGCGCCAAATGATTAATTTTGAGCGTCAAATTTCTGAAGATTACCCGGAGCACCAAGTTGTGTATCAATCGGGCGCTCTAAAGAAGGTTATTCCTTTTAAGAAAATTGACCTGGAAAAAGATATCATGATGGTCCAGGTTTACCCAACAAGCGCTCTCCCGACAACGCCCGCCGCCAAGCTTCAGGCTCTTGAGGAGATGGTGACCAGCGGCATGATTGACAACGAAACGTTTTTGCGGATGGCGGACGTTCCCGACCTTGAGGCTGTGCGGGACACGGTTGTGGCTCCGCAAGAGCTTCTCGAAAAGCGCTTTGACTCAATGCTTGAGACTGGTGAATACAGCATGCCGGAGCCCTATATGGATCTTACAAAGGGCATCAATCTTTGCTCCCTGTACGTGCAAAAGGCGGAAGTCCAGGGCGCGCCAGACGATAGGCTTGAGCTTCTTCGTCAATGGATCGGCGATGCGCGGGTGATGCTAGAGCAGGCTCAACTTAGGTCTAAGCAAGAGGCTTTGCGCAAAAGCTACATGATGGCAGAAGAGGTAAAGCAAGGCATGGTTGGCCCTGGCCCTGGCCCCGCCGGCCAGCCACCACCTATGCCCATGCCGGAGCCGCAAACGCCTGATTTGAACGCCGTAGCGGCGCTACCGGGCTCAGCTGAACCCATGCCGGGCCCAGATATGCCCCCAGCTTTTGAGGAGATGGTTTAATGACTATTGGTCTAGGCGTTGGCATAAATATCGAAGACCGGGCAGTTGCAAGCGCCGGGCCCCCGCCGGGCCCGTTTGACAGTAAAAGCGTCGAGTTTGACGGCGTAAACGAAATGCTGTCTAGGCCCTCTGCAAGCGTTAACGGCATTTACCCTGACTGGACAGACCCCTGGACAGTAAACGCCTGGGTGCGCAGCACCGAGCGAAGTGGCGCGACAATGTTCTTTGGTCGGCAGCTAACTGCGGGTACAATGCGCGGCTTTTCTGTCGGGCTGTACGTTGGCGCGCCGTTCGTCTTCATTAGTCACGACACAAGCGCCGCTTATTACATTCAGCAAAGTCAGACGCAAACTGTCGCTTACGGTCGGTGGGTTATGCTGACGTTTAAGTACACGGGCGCCACGGGCTCGGCTGCCGATATCACGATGTACGTAAACGGCGTCCCCCAGGGGTCGTTCCCCCAACCAAGTGGCTTTACGTGGTGGGACCGACTGGGCGCCGCGTCAATTCAAGGTGGCGCTGACTTGACTCTCGGCATGGGCTCCAACCTAGCCTACTTCAACGGCAAGATGGCAGACTGCTCATTCTGGAGCGTTGCCCTTTCGGATGCAGAGGTGACTGCGCTTTATAACTCAGCCGGCGCCGGTCAGTTTGGGCAGCCGCTTGACATCTCTGGCTACGCTAACCTTGAAGGTTGGTGGCGAATGGGAGACGGCGCGGGTGACGACACGGGGGCCGGCGGTGAGGTCTTTGACCAAAGCGGAAACGGCAATGACGTGGCGCCGAGCAACATGACGGCCTCAAACATTGTTAGCAACTCACCCGGCAGCTTTTGGAACAATGTTAGTTGTGGCTTTGACGGCGTAGACGAGCGTGTAAACGTCGGAAACGACGCAAGCTTTTCTGGCACAGGCGACTTTACGGCAGCGGCTTGGTTTAAAACTAGCGCTGGCGGCACTGCCGACATTTTTGGCAAATGGGCCGGCCTTGGATCACGCGACTGGGTGTTGTTTCTAAACTCAGGGGCAATTCAAGGCTACATGCAAGACGGAGCCGGCGGCGTACCGTTTGCGGGCACCTCGGCAAGCACGTACAACGATGGCGCTTGGCACCTCGCTGTTATGACGTTTAACAGCACCGCGGGTGAGCTTACGATTGACCTTGACGGGGGCACAGACCGCGTTACCGTTGCCGTCGCGTCTCGAATGGGCAGCTCTGGGTCTGACGTGATGATTGCAGCTCGCGACAACGGAAGCGGAGGCGGGACTAGCCACTTGTCTGGCCGCGTCGATGAGCCGGCTTTTTGGTCAAGCGCTCTTTCAGCAAGCGAAATTGTAGAATTGTACAACGGCGGCACCCCAGTGTCTCCCGTTACGCACTCAGCCAGCGCATCGCTGCTTCACTGGTGGAGGATGGGTGACAACACCTTTGATAGCGTTGCAAGCAGCCAAGCAGCCTGTTTCGATGTTGTTGGCTCAAGCGACGGCTGGCAGTCCAATATGGAAAACTCAGATATGGGTGAAGACGTACCATGATTAAAAAATATGTAATTGTAGACAACCCGCCCACTGACAAACAAATTGAGGCCGCCATCGAAGAGAGGGGGACTCTTCGGGTAAGTCTGGACGACACCAAGTGTGTCTTGAAGTTTACAGGCTCTACGCCAGACGTTTTTAGGCTTGAAACAATTCTGACGCACGAGCAAGCCGTTGCGACAATGCAGACGGCGGAGTGGCAAGAAAACATTATTAAAGAGGTTGATTAATGGAAGCAACAGCAGAGGGAGCGGCCGAAGTTTCGCGGCTAGAGCAAGCGGCAGAGGCGTTGGCAATTCAGGAGCCGGCAGCCAGCCAAGAGGCGGAGGCCCAGCCCGAAACCAGTGAGGAGCCGGGCACTCTGGCAGACGTTTTTTCAAAAGAAGACAGCCAGCCAGAACCAGAACCAAAGCCAGAAGAAGAGCCGGAGCCGGAGGCAAAGCCAGAAGAAGAGCCGGAGCCAAAGCCTCACAACATTGGCAAAGAATACCGAGCCCTTCGCAAAAGAAAAAGGCAGCTAGAAAAGCGAGAGCAAGAGTTTCTGCAAAAAGAGCAGGCTTTTGAAGCAAACCAGGCTCGTTTAGAAAAAGGCCTAGAGCTTGTCCGGCTTATGCAAGACAACCCGGAAAAAGCCCTAGAGGAGCTTGCCAGCATGTCGGGAAGCAACTCGGATGAGTTTTATGAGCGGCTGACGACGCAAAGGCTTAGCGGCGGAGAGGTGCCCGAAGAAACCCCCGCAATGCGTGAAATTAAGCGGCTGCGGGAAGAGCTTGCTCAAAAAGACCAGCTAGCAAAAGAGCGAGACGAGCGACTAAGCCAAGAGCGCCAGCAAGCCCAGTTTCAGGCTGAAGTTACAAGCTATGTAAAAGAGATGTGCTCAATTCCAGATGTTGAAGAATACGCACAAAAGTGGCCAAACCTGGCGGCAATGCGACCCGACATTCTTGAGGCTCGCTCTAATTACGCCGTAAAGTGGGCAATTGAAAATTCTCCTAATTCTACTTTGGTGGAAGTGGCTGACGCCCTTGACGAGATTGTGGGCGAAGAATACAATTTTGCACTAAAGCGATTAGGTGGAATTCGGGGTTCGGGAACCCCCTCTGAAGAAGTAAAGCCCGAGGGTCTAGGAAATCCTGCGCAAGCAAAGCCTAAGTCAGTAACACTCACCAATAATGATGCGGCCGTTTCTAGTCGGCGCGTGGCACATATGTCGCGCCAAGACCGGATGAAAGCGGCGGCTTCGGCGCTACCTGATTTGGTAGCGATGTTAAACAGCTAAAGGTTTAAAAATGGCAACCCTAGATATGACGTCGTTTCAGCCGGCGCTTAAGCTCTTGTACCCCAAGGGCCTTGCTGAAATCCTGTACCCCAAATGCCCTCTCCTTGGTTGGATGCCGAAAGGTACTGACTTTTACGGAGAGGCCTCTGTCGTTACGCCCATGATTGGCGGAACCCGTGGTTCTACCACGTTTTCCAATGCAATCAACAATCAGGGCAATGTTAGCTTGAAGCGTTTCCTTGTGACTCGCGTCAAGGACTACGCCCCCGCTTCGGTCGATGCTGAGACTCTTATGGCTTCGGCAAATGACAAGGGCGCAATCGCAAAAGCCCTTGACACTCAAATCCGAGGCGCGCTGTACGAGTTTGGCCGGTCAACGGCTTTTCAGCTCTACGGCAACGGCACCGGGGCGCGCGGCGAAGTTGGGGCTTACGCCCCTGGCGACGCCTTTTTTACCCTTGCAAACGTTGAGGATGTTGTTCACTTTGAGGTGGGGATGCTGCTTCAGGCGGCCATCCTTCCGGCAGTTCCGGCTGTGGGTGATCCTAGCGTTGAGATTGTGGCCATCAACCGGCGCACCGGCTTGATTACATGCAACGCCAACATCGTCGGCGTAATTGCCGGTTTTGCTGCCGGTCACTCGGTGTTTCGCTCTGGCGACGGAGGAAACTGCGCAACCGGACTTCGGGGCTGGGTTCCTGAACTTGACCCGGGCGTGGTCCCGGTCCCTGCCAACCTGTTTGGCTTGGACCGAACGGCTGACACCTTGCGTCTGGGAGGCGTGCGCATCGCTGGCGGTGGCGGCGTCCTTGAGGAGACGGTGTTTGACGCGGTAGCCGAAGCGCACATTAACGGCGCACGGCCCGACACCTTGTTCATGAACTCGCGACGGTTTGCTGAGCTTCAGAAGAGCATGTATTCCAAGACCTGGGTGGACGTTGACACGGACATCCCCGGAATTGGCTACAAGGCGCTGTCGTTCCCAACTGACCATGGAGAGATTGCTGTCATTAGTGACGCAAACTGCCCGACCCAGTACGGCTATCTGTTGCAGCGCGATTCGTGGAAGCTTCACAGCTTGGGCGAATTCCCTCACTTTGCAACTGATGACGGGCTTAAGTACCAGCGTCTTTCGAATGCGGACGCTATTGAGTTCCGCATTCGTGGATTCTGGAATGTTGAGTGTGACAAGCCTGGTATGAACGCAATCATTACGTGGTAGTAGGAGGTAAGTCATGTCACGATTTGCTAACTACACACCGGCGTCTTATGAGCGTAATGCGGTTTTGGCTGATGTAAAAATCACCCTTGACCAAACCGGTCCATCGGCCACGGTCAACTCAGACCTTGGCAAAATTGTCAAAAGTGTTACCTGGAGTGGCGCAGACCTTCATTGGACTATTGAGTTCAATGATAAATGGCGAGCAATCCACCCCGAGATTACACTTGGCATTGACCCGGCTGGCGGCGCTGCGGTGACTACGGTCCCGCGAGTTGTCAGCGTAAACCCCTCAGTTAGTAGCCTGGTTATTGCGCAATACGATTACGCAACGACCGCTCAGGTTGCTGAGACGGCTGTTGTCTATCTTTCATTGAGGTTGAACGCGTAGCTATGGATTTGGCAAAGCGTTTGATGAGCAAACTCGGCAAGTCCGAGAAAAGCGACGAGGAGCCCGAAGGCGATGCCTTCAAAGGGTTTTACGACGCAATGAAAGCCGACGACCAGAGCGGGGCTGAAGAGGCTCTCAAGGAAGTTATCTACGAGTGTCTTGAGTCTATGGATGACGATGACGATGACGAGCCCAAAGGCGGGCTTGTGATCGCCATGTCCCCAAAACGCAAAGGTAAGGGGTACTAAATGGCAGCTTCCGTATCGCTTGACGAAATGCGCACAAGGGTGCGGGAGCTTGCCAATATGGAAGCTCAGTTTGCGTCTGATTTTGTTACAGATGACGAAATCAGACGCAGGCTGAACGAGGGCCTTAAGCAGCTGTACGACATGCTAATCGTCGCCCGCGGCGAAGAGTATTATCTGTCTACGGCGGCTATTGCCCTAACGACGGGCACCAATAGCTACGCGCTTCCGGCTGATTTTTATCAAGGCTCGACGGTCGTCGTAACCGACGGCTCTAATTACCACCAGATGCGAACCTGGGAGGCAAACGAGCTGGCTCGTATGCTTCAAACCCAGACTCAGGGCGGCAGCGCAATCTACGCTTTGAGGTACAGGTTTCAGGGTAGCAACATTACAGTTTACCCGTCGCCTCAAACGGGCTGGACAATAACGCTGCTGTATATCCCCGCAATGACGGAGCTGGTAAACGCAGCCGACACTTTCGATGGGGTAAACGGCTGGGAGCAGTGGGCCGTTTTGACGGCAGCAATTGGCTGTTTAATTAAAGAAGAGTCGGACGCAAGCGCATTGATGGCGGAGCGCGCTGTCATCGAAGAAGAGATTAAAAAGCTTGCGGGCGCACGAGATGCAAGCCGGGCCTCGCGAATCGTGGATGTACGCGGGGATTGGTACAATTATTATTGGGCCCCGTGGGGGTGGAATGCGTGATGATTTATGCCTGTCCCCGTAAAATCTACCGCCCAGAACTTTAAGGAAGCCGAGCGAATTGCGCCGGTTGTTCCTAAGCAGAAAAATCGAGAAACTCAATCTGTTGCCAGTCAGACACAGGGCTCTACCAGGGAGTCCCGTGCTCAAGAGGGCGCTGTAGTTTCCGAGGCTTTCCAGCCGGGCACGTCGTCAAAGCTTGTGGCCCACAAGCTGGGTCGCCAACCTGTCGGGTGGTACGTTGTCGATGCGGACCAGTTTTGCCTAGTAAGGCAAATTGCTCTTCCGTCAAAATACTCAATTCGAGAAATGATAAATCTCGAAGTTTCTAACACGGGTTCTTCTGAGCTTAATTTAAAAGTTAAGGTATTTTAATGCCGCTTACCAAAAGCAAGGTTGAGCTTAAATTTTTGACGGCGCTTCAGGGCGACACGGACGAACGGCTCGTTCCCCCCGGGGCGCTGCTTGATGCAAAAAATTGTTACGTCGATAAGAAGAGTGCTTTTGCAAAAAGACACGGGTTTACAAAAGTACCAAAAACAAAGCTGTCTCCGAAGGGCTACGAAATTACAGCCGGGCGTAAGCTGTTTTCGACGGGCGAAGAGCTTTGCTTGGCGTCAAAAAACCGGTTGCACGCGCTAAAAGATTCAACGCAAGACGGTTGGTATGACCGCGGCTATATCTCTCCTTGCGAAGTCAAAGTAACGGGCATCGAAGAAGACTATGGCCAAGTGCGAACCGGCAGGTTTGACACGGCGGCAAACGACGGATTTATCCTTACTGGGTATCAAAAAATAACAAGCGACCCGTCGGCGTCTGACGCACTAGTAAGTGAGATTTGGTACTGCATCGAAGACGAA